TGGGCTTGGGACGGAACGCGAAACTCTCTTGTTTGATCAACAACAGACCACCTTGTGTGGGGCTACAACGATCGCTTCTTATACGGAGAGTATAAGATTAGAATCTTTTACTGAAGATGGCGTTGCGTTTAATCGCAAAGAATACTACGGGGCTTGATGACATTGAGCCTTGGATGTACGAGTGCGCAAGCACACGGCCGGGAGCATATCAGGTGACGTATTATGTGGACGATAAACTACCACTTGATTCATGTTGCTTTCCGGCTGGAAAACGGTGGGGGAAGGATCACAATCCACGCCTTCCCTCGGTTATACGCGTGAACTTAACAACTGAAGAGTACAGTCAATTGGATAAAGTAGTATCCAATCAAGAGCACGTCGGCGGGAAAGAATCGGTACGCGCAGCAGCAGCTTACAATCGTGCGGCACTCTTGTGGCCGGGCGGTTCGAAGGACGAGCTAGCCATGCGTAAACTGGGCCCGTGGGCGGTAATACAAACGAACACATGCTCTGATTGGGTATATGATGAGACGTGGTGGGAATGGTTTCTTCGCACTTACTTTTGTGAGTGCATGGTGCGAGACAATAAGGAGAAGAAGAGATGCGTTCTAGACCCACATCATCAAGCAGTGAAAACGTCGTCGGCAGCACTTTGCGTCGTCGATGGAAAGAAGATCTACTGCGGTATTGAACCAAGAGGAAAGAAACGTGTAGGACAAATGGGCATTCCATTGGGTAAGATGGATCCAGGTGAAACCCCGCTCCAAGCGGCGGTACGCGAGGGAAAAGAAGAAGGAGGCATAATTTGCAACGCAAGCAATGTTGAACCCGCGTTCACCTTTACAGGTACATACGAAGAAACAACTTACCAGTGTGAGGTATTCATGGTCAGTAAAGCAGATGTGACCTTGATGAGTGAGAGCGACCATCCAGACTTTCTGGACAAGCTCGCGTTCCGAACAGCGAAGGAACTACGTGAGGAGTACTCCGACCAAGTGTGCAATTCCGCGCTTAACTATTGCGTGACAGGAACTCGCGGACAAGAGCAAATCTCATACAAATTAGCACCCACACCAAAAGGAATCCCATTCAGAATCGACGCCACGTGCGATGCGCGCGAGGCTGGTCTTGCTACGTTGGTGGAACCACAAGCACCAACGAATGATGCGCCCCGTAATGAATTAGGTTACGTGAAGTTGGGGCACGGCAACGAGGACCATCATCCCCTTGGTGGGGTTAATGCGTCTGACAGCGAGTTGCGCGTGACACGCGTTGACAGGCTTGTCGAAAACTCCGCCGGTTATGGCATCATCGGGCAGACGACGAATTCGCTAGCAGAGAAACAGGTTGTGGCCGCGTTGTCACTTCCGACCTCCGCGCCACCGAATGTCTACGCCCGCCGTATTGAAGAAGCAATCAACGCGATCAAGAAAAGGATTACGGAGAAACAGAAACCGTACAGGCAAGATCATAAATTAGAGTCGAGGATGAAGCAACTCGTAGACGAAATGATAGGTAAGAAGAAAGTGAAGAAAGAGCGATTAGTGTTCGGGGTAGAGCAAATCACCGAGTGGTGGACCACGCACCCCATTTTGGACTGTAAGTCACCGAAGTGGACCGAGGAGAGATTCCAGCGCACATACGAACAGTTGTTGCAGCAGGTCGATCCGACGTTCACATTCTCCGCAGACGTCAAGGTTGAGGGTATGGTCGAGGGCAAAGCGCCCCGGCTGATAATTGCGGACGGCGACAAAGGACAGGTCATGGCACTGATGACGATTAAGTGTATTGAAGACCTTATCAAAGCTCATTTCGGGGCGAAAACCGTGAAAGGCCTATCAAAGCAAGAAGCGATGAAAAGAGTTGCAGAACAGATGAAAGTGCCACAGAAATTCATCACAGACCGCATCAAGGCCGTTGAGTATCGAAGAAACAGCGGTAAACAAAGCAAGATGGCAGCCCCGCCACCACCCGGTCTCACAGAACGCGTCAAGTACGGAGTACCCGCCGAACGACGCCGCGCGACGATATTTGAAGGAGATGGCAGTGCATGGGACACAACATGCTCAGCCGCAATCCGCGCGTTAACAGAGAATCGAGTGATCAAGCACGTAGTCGAGGTATTGCGAACCTTGGCTTTTGAGCCTTCCACGTGGGCTCATGCGCATGAAGCAGCGTGCAATGTTGAGAAGTTAATGCTCGAATGGAAGAAGAACGCTCAATACAATAAGCTTAAAATTGATGCAATTCGAAGGTCCGGACACCGAGGAACGTCAACCCTTAACTGGTTGATTAATTTTATTTGCTGGCATTGCGCCTTATTTTCAGATCCCGAAGTGTTTTTGGACCCCATGGCTCGTCGCGGCACAGACGTGATGGGCATGGTACGATGGTGTAACTCGTGTTTCGAAGGTGACGACAGTATATTGGCGACGTTCCCGACCATCACCGCAGAAGACCCCGTGTTCAAGGCCGTCCTGAGAAATTGGGACAACATGGGATTTAATATGGAGATCGTGATACGAGAGAAATTCGCGCTGTTCACAGGATGGCGTTTTGAGATAGATGAGAATGGCACAACCGGCATTATGATGCCGGAGGTTGCGCGCGCGATGGGAAGAGCAGGTGTATCCGCGAGCCCAACCATGGTTAAGGCGATTAAAGAATGCGATCGTGCGAAGGCAGTCGGAGTATCCCGGGCTGCCGCCTTGGCCAGAGCGTCAGATTTCAAAGGTTTGGCGCCAACAGTTTCAGGCAAATACTTAAACTACTACCTAACGACTGCTGACCAAGCAGAAGCATGTTTTGAACGAGAACACATGATAAGAATTACCGGCAATGTAGATGTAGAACAAGAAATCAATACCCAAGAGATTGTACGAGAAATCCAGATGGCCAACGCCAACAGTGATGACCTTGCAACTGGCAATGAAGATGGAGAGACCCGACGTCTCAAAGCCACTGGATATGCGTGGACCTACGCCGAAAAATGTGCGTTTCAAGAATATGATTGGGCTTATGAGAAGCTCGCAGACTTTGAAGGCTTCGCGGCTAGTCTACCCGCGAGCTTCAAGGTTTGAGCTCCCTCAGCAGAGGGGGTTGGATTGACGACGAATTAGCTGCAGTGACCGGGTTCAGCTCCGGTTGTAATTAAGGATGCAGTTTTCCGAGCCAAAATGGTGAAGTCCCAGGCGTCGTGGAAGAAATGCCACGGCGGAGAGGCCGACAGAGAGTACCCTTAAGGGGTACAATCCAGTCACACGTAAAGCCGGGTGCGCCCGAGCCCCCCCCAACCGTCCCGGGGGGTCCCAGTGACGCGGTATAGATGGTGATACCGTACAAGGCTGCTTATTCTTCAACCACGTAGAGACGTGGGGGAGCCTGCTGGGTACGATGGGAGTACCCTGAGGTGAAGGTCACATGACGGGGGGTGTAGTAGTCCCCTAGGTTTTGCCAACCATAAGTCATGGAGAAGTCCGCCCAAGCACCTGGGGGCCGCGCGGCCTCAACCCTGGCCCGAATCAGCGGAGACGCGATCGGAGTTGGAAGGTGGACGAAAGAATGGTTACGATTTGTGCAGCCAATGCTCGACAGCCGCTGCCGGAATCCTGTTAACTGAATCAATGTTAGTATCTCTATGTTCGTTGCGCTAACTGCTTCCTCGCTCTCGCGAGAAAAACTGATGAGTATGGGAGAACCCCCGCAACTCTGATGTATTCCAGTGCGTGTCCACAATATTAGTTGTGACGAACTAGCCGATCTTGAGCCGGATGAGTAGGATATGGTTTCGGACAACCTTGCCTGGGCGTAGCCCGGGAGATCCACGAAAGCATTGAGGAGGGGGAACCGCTACTTCAGGAGAAGCGTGAGGAGCGCCGAGACGAAGAGCAAATGGGCGGGGAGCCCACACTATTATATTTGACAAATTAATGCAAATGCGACCTGGGTCGCGGACGAATCACCGAATTTATTGCATGAGTTATCTCAGCAAAGACAATGGCGGCCAAGTTCTTAAAGAAGAAAGGCCCAGCACGCCAAGTGAAGAAGAGTGTGCTAAAGAAGAAGAGACCAATCCGGTCGCAGGCCGCGCAAGTACTCACACCGAGTACTGGAGCGACCACCCGCAGAGCGATCGGGTTGACACGCGAGCAACGGGAACGGAAGCTCCATATGACCGGCGGCGGGGGAGGATCCCCTGCTTGCTGGGACGCGAAACTTCCCGCCCACTTGTCACTACCACGGGCAGTGGGCCCTTACTTGACGATCAAGACAACAAAACGGTTTGCTACTACCGATCCCCTTGTGGTCATTGGTAGTTTTGAGCACGTTGCACTCGAAGTCGCAACAATGCGTCCAACTAATAATTGGTCGGCAATGTGCGCGATCTCAGTGCCGAAGACAGAGTTGGGTCACACACCAGTGAACTCAGGAATTGCACTCAACTCATATTGCATGGACCTCACCGGCTTTGGGCCCGCGGCGCAAGCCGTCCCATCCGCTATCACGGTCCAAGTGATGAACCCGAACTCGTTGCAGACGACATGTGGCATGATTTATGGCTCAATCATGACCACGCAAGTGAAATTTAATGAGGAGACGCAGACATTTCAAGAGCTAGCGAACAGTATGGTGCAGTATATGAATCCACGGTTGATGGCCGCACCTAAGCTCGCATTGAGAGGCGTGCAAGCCTCATCATTCCCTATTAATATGGCTGAGATCGCAGATTTTAAGACTTTGGACACCCGTACAGACGCTCTCGTCGACGGCAGGGCGTTCGAGGGGCTAGGCTGGGCGCCGATTGTCTTCTACAATCCTGATTGTGGAGTTCATCCGGGCCCAAACCTCGAATACCTGGTAACCACAGAGTGGCGGGTACGTTTTGACACCACGAACCCAGCATCCGCGGGTCATATCCAGCACCCGATCTCGTCAGACTCGACTTGGTCACGCATGATGGCGAAAGCTGCCAAGCTGGGGTCCGGAATGATTGACATCGCGGACGTTGTCGCTAACACTGGGTTGTTGGCGACCAGATTTATTTGATGCATGAAAACCTAAAACATAAATTGTGCATGTGAGCCCACAAAGAAGGAGCGAATCTAACATTGCGCGCTTTGTGAAGTTCATACGTCGTCAGTCAGGGGTGCGGTAGCTCCCACCCTGTACAAAAATGAAATTCCCTGCAGGCACTTTGCCTGGGGTACCCAGCTT